CTAAAAAGTGCCTAGATTTTCTAGTTTTTTAACTAAATCAACTTTCATATTTTGAGTCACGTGAGTGTATATATTCAGTGTAGTTGATATATCTGAATGGCCCATTCTCTCACTTATTACTTTAATTGGTATGCCTTGTTCAACTAGTAGCGCAACGTGGGTGTGCCTGAATATATGTGTTGATAATTTGAAAGGTCTCAAATAAGAATTTACGTTTCCTAGACTAACATCGAAAATATATCTTTCATCTGTTAAATTATTATATAATATATCAATAACAGCTTGGCTAACTTCTATTTTTCTGATACTTGTTAAAGTTTTTGGAGATGCCACATTCCCATTCTTATGCCTTGTTTTTGTGATATTTAATATATTATTTTCAAAATTAATGTCCTCTTTTTGCAAAGCCAACAACTCTCCAGCCCGCAATCCTGTTAATAGTTGAACTGTTACAAAATCGCGTACAATAGGTTGTTTTATTTTTGATAAAATCTCTTTTATTTTATTCGTTTCAATAAATTTCACTTTGTTTATTTCTTTTGCTTTGTCTTCTTTAGTCAATTTAAATTCTATATTTAGGTCAAAATCTTTATGGTAATATTTTTTTACATATTTAAAAAATATATTTAATATGGTTTTATAAATATTCAAAGTATTAGGGGCATACTTACTCCTTAAATCATTGATATAGCTTTCTAGAAAGCTTTTATTCAATTGAATTATTATTATATTTCTATCTAATAAGGCTAAGCCTTGTTTGTACTGTTTATAAGTATTATCAGCCACATAACTTCTTTTATGTTTTAAAAATTCATCAATATAATATCCTACATTCTTATATCCAACATCTTTGTTTAGTTTTTTATTTATTTTTTCTTGTAATTCCTGATAAGCTTGTTTTTCAGTCGCACGAGTTTGGTTATTTTTAGTGACAGAAACTCTATGACGCTTGCCATCAAGACCTGTGTAGCTTTCAACGAATTTAAATTTGCCGTTTTCTAGTTTTATTTTGTGCATAAAAAATACGATCCTTTCAAAATTTGCATTATTAAGAAACGTATAGTATAATATTAGTTGTTCAAGTGTATTATTCTATACGCTGTATTTTAAGTAACTTTGAGATAATTAGTTTTATTTTGACGAGGATAAAACTCTCAAAGTGGACTTACTGGCATACTCTCTCACTTTTGGCGAAGTGGGGGAGTTTTTATTATTTATTTACCTTATCACGGTGTATATTTATTACTAATTTAGCTAATTTGTCTAAAAAATCAGGTTGTAAGTTAGCAACTAAAAGAGTTATGTTATACAAGTCATTAGACTGTTTTTTTAATTTTTTGAATATTTGTTCTAATTCTACAATCATTTTGGCACGTAAATATTCTATAGGTAGTAAAGTTATTATTATGAATAATATTGGAAAAATGCTTTCTTTCATATGTTTAATATCAGAGCTATTAAATACATATTTGTCATTTGTAAATTTTTCTACTAATCTTATATCCAATTCACGAGTTAATTTAATATTTATAGATTTATTGTTGTGTGCAATTGCATTTCTATATTGATTTAGTATTTTAAGTGAAGATATAAAGAAGTTTTTTAAATCTTCATTATTAAAATAATTTTTATTATAAAATTGTTTGATAATATTTAATTTCAGGTCTTCACCATTCGCAGGCAATATACTATACCAATCTATAGCGTCCTTAAAATATATATTCTTAACCAATACCCAAGGTGGAATATGATTTTTTGCAGATATGCCTTTTTCTTTATCTCCATACTTATATAATTTTAATGGATTTTCATAACTAGATTGTATATGCTTTCTTAATTTTCCAAGTATTTTATTTCTATTAGAATTTGTACTAGAGTATAATTTTCTATTTAAGTAACTAGTAGTTAAATCAATACTTTCATTACGATTTTCTATTGGGGTGTATACTCCAAATTTTTTAGAAATTTCATAAGATAATTTTGTTTTTAAAGAAGCCTCTATTATAGTTAAGTATTTAAATAATATTCCTTGTAATTCTAAATCAAAATAGTATAAATCTTTTAATATTTCTAAAGATACACCAGTAACAAATTTATTATCTTTATAAAGATGTGAATTTTTATAACTGTTGATTAATGTAAAATATGATACGCACGATAGTATTTCATAAGCTTTATCTTTATTCTCTATTTGAATGTTCTTATATTTTAATCTTTGAATTTGTTGTTCATAATTATAAAAAGGTTTATCTAAATTTATTGTCATATTCATTTTGCAAAGGAAAGAAAAAAACCTCTACAAACAATAAAGTTGTAAAGGTTATTCTCTAGACACCTAATGCAGCGTCCGTTCACTTATATTCCAATTATACTATAAGTGGTTATCTTTGTCAATAGTAACCCTTGCCTTATCTCCTATGTTTATTGTTTTGTCATATGTATCTAAGAACTCAGCTAATTCGTCTGAAAAATAATTTTCTTCAATATCTAAATCTTCAACAACTCTGTGCTCTATATCAATTAAATTGTTATTAATTAATTGCTCTCTTAATGTTTCAGTTAAAATGGATAAATTACTACTCGGTTTTTCAATTTTTACTGTTATTTTTGAGCATATGGACATTTTTGGATATGTTTCAACTACTTCTACAGTTTCTTTATTTTTATCTAGGGTGCCATAAGATATGTCATCTTTTATAATTTCTGGTCCTAGAACATAAATTAAAATTTTATCACCTTTTTTCAATCCGTCATCTTCACCAATAGATATGATTATTCTTTTTTCATCTATTATTTCTATTACTTCACCTATTTTATTTTTCACAATTTCATTATTTTGAAATTTAAAAAATTCTTTTTTATAATCCATATTCAATCTCCTTTTATTAAGAGTTTATTTATGTTATAATTTCATTAGAAAATTTTTCAAGAAACCATTACACTATGTCGCCAAACAGGAGTGTAGTGGTTTTTGTTGTTTTAACCGTATGTAATTACAGTCGGTTGCAAATGCTAGAATTCAGTTGTAGCAAGGGGTTGTATGCTCTAGTGTTAGTAATTTTTATAACAAAAAGAACCCAAGCTAATTATAACTTGAGTTCTTTCTTGGCAACCCAGGGTCGCCTGACTCCCAAATTATACTACCTATTAATTATTTAACTGCACTTGTTTTTGGTAATACTTTAGTAGACGTTTTTTTAGTATCTACTTTTTTATTATTTGTTTTAGTTGCCTTGCTAACTAACTTTTTATGATTTTCACTAGTTTTGTTAGGAGTAGCTGGAGATATAGGATCAAGTGAAGGCATATCAATGGTACCATTTGTGTTTGTAGGATAATCAATGCTTATGTTATCATTGTTGCTATTAACAGCTGGTAGGACTTCTACTCTGTAAAATTTATCCAATATATACACATAGACAACACCTTCTTTTTTCCCTATTATCTCGGTTTTAAAACCTCTGAAAGTTCCTTCGGGACTACCAATACTTACAAAAGGATATGTATCAGTATCAACTATATTAGTATTTTCAGAGTAAACATTTATAATTTCATTAATATTATGTGTAGCTACTTCTAATTTCTCTCCGACACGAATAGTGTAATCTGCATTTGAAGATGGTCTGTCAATACTAGAAACAACTTTTATAGTTTTTTCAGCTATTTTGTCGCCTTTTGCATCAAATATATTTAAAGTAACTGTTCCATTATCTAACCCTTCTACATCTATTTTATATGCATTATCACTGTATAAAAACTTTAAGGCATTATCAGTAACTTTATTTATTTTTGCTACGTTCTCATCAGATATAGAGAAATTTAAATTCTCGCCATACTTATTTAATGTAATACCTACAATGTCTCCTTGTTTAACAACGTAGTCTGTTTCGTTATCTACAATATCATTGTTAGAATTGTTGTCTTCTGCCTTGTTATTAGACGTACTATCTTCCGTTCTGTTAGTGACCTTGTTTAAAGGTAATCCGTCTTTAGTTTTTGGCTTGTATTTACCATTAGAATATTTAAGTTCACAAGCTACACCGTCCTTATGTTTTCTTCCGTCAAGGTGTGGAGCGTAACCAGGTTCTCCCTCTTTGATATTTGCATATCCTGCTGCCCAAGCTTCAGAACAATTTTTAAAATGCGGTCCTTCAGCATTTGTGCTTGCTGGTGCTGCCAATAAAACACCTGTGCTTATTAAAGTAGTTAATAAAATTTTAGATTTTTTCATAATAAAATCTCCTTTCAATATCATATTTATTTTGGAGTTCTTTTGAACATAATAGATAGCTAGTGCTATCTTAAATACCTCATCCTTTCTTCGCAAATCTTGTAATCTAAGTTATAGTTAATTGCGATAGTAGGTATATGGTTTATTTCTTTTAATGCAAAAAAAGGAGCTCATGTTATAAACATAGGCTCCTTAATGTAATAGCAAACTTAATTGCTCTATCTAAATTGTAGTGACAAACTCAATTGCCGTATGTTTATATTATACACATATATTTGATTGAAGTCAATAAATTAAAATATTGTTTTAGATAATTTTCTCTTTAAGTGTTCCATTATGTTATCAGAAAGTATGATATCATATAGAGTATCGTCAATCTTAATAGGATTAGTCACTCTCATTTTACTTATAGTAGTAATTTGATTTGTTAAAATAATACTTCCAGTTTTCATTTTATCTATTTTAATAATACAACGTTTACAATATTCTACTATAGACTCAGCTTTGTCCATCTTACATTTCATTTCTGTAAGGTATTGTTTAAAAGATTCTTTTTCTTTTTTGCTCATCCTTAGGATATCCTGTGTGGTTTTGCAGTTATTATCCATTTCATTTTGTAAACTTATAACCTCTTCAGCGGCTTTATTAGAAAGCTTTGCTATTTTTCTTTCAAATTCATCATAAAAAGATTTACCAATATCTAAATTTTGATGATATACTTTTTCAGACTGCTTTGAACTCATAGGAATAATTATTAAGTTTGGATTTGATTTGTTATCATTACTACTTACGACTACGGCATAGTGTAGCCCTCCAAACTCAGCTCCTAAATTATAACCTAAATTAACTTCTACTACTTGACCAAATTTATAAACAGGTAAAAAATGAGGCTTGAAATTCTTTTCTCTATTTAAAAAATTAATATAGTCTTTCAACCAATAGGTAAGTATTGCAGATTTTTTATGAGGTAGTTCATGAGTTAATAAGGAGTTTAATTTTGTTAATATTTTATCTTTAAATTCTAGAAATTCTTTTCTGTTTTCTTCTTTTTTATAATCCATGTTTCATAATTTAGCTCCTTTGTATAATTTAAAATTGTCTCCTTAATTCAACTACTTTTCCTATGATAACAATGGGAATAGTTGTTATTTCTTCATTACTATAAAATGTTGTTTCATAATTAGGATTTATAGGTATTAGCATTAGGCCATTAGCGTGCTTTTTGATTTTTTTACAAGTTGCACTATCACCATTGACTACTACTATAACTGTATCTCCGCTTTCAGCGTCAGGTTGTTGCCTTACTATTACAACATCCCCATTCATTATTGCTGGCTCCATACTATCACCTTTGATTTTAAGACCGAAGAAATCTCCGCGGCTTGCCATTTCTTCTGTAATTTCTTCGTAGTCTATTATATCTTCAATGGCTTCTATAGGTACTCCAGCGGCTACTTCTCCTAGTACAGGTATTTTGACACCTTTTCGTTTGGGAGTAGTAGAATTGTTTTTTTCTATTAAATCGAATTTTTCTTCCGCAAATCTTAAATCTAATTCAGATTTTAAAACATTAAAATAATCTGCGATTTTTTGAAGATTTCCCGGATTAGGTAATGACCTTCCTTTAAAATATCCAGTAAGCGTACTTTTTGGAATGCCTAAATCTCTGTGCAAATCAATCTGTTTTTTGTTATTCGTTTGAGATAAGTAATTAAGCCTTTCTGCGAAATATTTCCTATTTTCTATTTCTTGAGGGCTATATTTTGCCATAATCACATTCCTTTCTTTAAAGCGTTTGATAACTCTTTTCTATATTATAACGATTTTTTTCGAATTTAGCAATAGTTTTCGCAAAAAAAGTACGAAAAAAAATATAATTTTTAATAAAATAGTATTGACAAAGTACGATTATTTTCGTATAATATTATTACAAGGTTGATTAAGACCTGAGTTTTAAGAAAGGAAAAAGATATGATTACTTTAAAAGAAGTAATAGAGTTGATAGCGAGTATAGGAGTTCTTTTAACAGGAATAGCAAATATAATGATTGCTAAGAACAAAAAGAAAAAGCCTTCTCGAAAGAAGACTCTAAAACACAAATGAATATGTAAGGGGCAAAGCCCCCTTACAATCTAAAGTATATCATATTATATAGAAAAATGAAATATATATTATTGTGTTTCGTAATATGTTTAATATCTTTTTACTTTATTAATAAAGACGAATAGGTCTTAGTCCGCTATTAGAAATTGTGAGTATAGCTCACTTTTTCTTTAAAATATAAGTACGAAAAAAATAGTACTAGAAAGGAGAGAGTATGGAACAAATAACTTTAGAAGCGGCACGAGTAAATGCGGGATTAACTATGAAAGAAGCAGGAGAGAAATTAAATGTGCATCATCAAACGATTTCGAAATACGAAAAAGACAGTAGTAAGATACCTTTAAACTTACTCAATGCGATGAGTGATTTATATAAAATTTCTAAAGATAGGATTTATTTGGGACAAAAAAAACAACACTCGCAATAATCATCTGTTGCGACTAATCAACAAACTAAATCAAATTAAATTTGATAATAAAAAAAACGAAATAAGGAATGTCTGGAACACGACACCCCTTATTCGACACTTTTGTCCTGTTATCTTTCCACGGATATAAGTAGCTATAGCAAGTGCAGCAGCGCGCTACTTAGTAATGTTTTCTTGGTACCAATACTTATATTAGTATTTCTAGGAGCGACCTATACTCTGCTAAATATAAAGTTAACTGAATACGTTACACAAGATTACGCTTTAAGTAAAAACTTGGTCAAAGGGACCAACTCCTTTACCTTTTTATAACAATCAGAAGATTGTCTGAAATAATTATACAACAAAAACGTGTACATATCAATATTGAAAGGAGTTAGGATGAAAGATTTTATAGATAAGCATTTAGATAAGAAAAATATGACTTATTACAACTTATCAAAAACAACGGGTATACATAAAAATATACTATACGATTTTAAAAGGGGTTCTAGGAAGTTATCATTTGAAAAATTATGTTTAATAAGTAATATTTTAGAGTTTTCTATGGATGATTTGAAAGAATACCTTGACAATTGCGATTAATCAACAAAGATTGGTTTAAGGAGGAAGGAGGGGAAAAATGAACAAATTATTAAAAATATGTATATTAGTTTTAGTAACTAAAAAAGCAATAGGCTTTATTAAAAAACAAAAATCTATTGCTAAAAGTGAAATAAAACAAACATCAGATATGATTTCTATGAGTGTTAGTAATTTATAAAAGAAAGGTAAAAAGAATAAATGATACTTGTTTTTATAATACCATTAATAATTTCTTTTTTAATATCTTATATTATGATGAGTTATCACATATATAAAACAAAACAATTAATAGATAGAATGTTTAATCAGGAAAAAGAATTTATAAAAAAAATTATAGACAAATTTCACAAAAATCAAGACCAAAATTAGTTATTGTTATTAATCCTTTTTGTAAAATAACTTCTTGATTTTCCGTTTTATTAATGGAATTTTTAATTTCTAAATAAAATAAGTTTTTTTCAAAAATATTATATCTTTCTTTATCTGAAAGATGTATAGAATAATCAATATTAATAAGCCCTAATCTTTTAAGATTAACAAGAGAAGTAGCAATTTGATAATAGTTTGTTGAGTTATTGTTGTATAAATAGAAATGTTCAAAAATTATTGAATAATTATTAGTATCTTTATCAATTAAATGTATAGATGTTACCATCGCGTTTTTAGAATTTCTTTTATATAAAGAAATTAAATTTTGAGCATCTAACGGAGTCATTTGTTTTATAATTTCAACAAATGCAGGTTGGCTTATATTGTTTTTAGAATTATCCATTGATGAGGCTACTAGTTTAGAAAATAATAAACGCAATTCTTCATCATCAATATAATATTTAGATGCTTCTAAAGCCGGACCTAAAATATTCATTCTTGGTTCTTGAATATTTTCATCAGGAATTTTTAAAACTTCATCAACAATATTTTTCTTATATAAAGTCTCAACTTCTTTCTTCTTTTGTAAGTATTTTATGTCTGATTTGTACCCAAAGTTATAGTACCACCATTGACTTAATGTTTCTGTAGGTCCTTTCGATATTGTAGTTAAAGCTGCGCTACCCAAAGTTGAAACTATAATATTTGTTAATTCACTCATGATATTACACCTCCTTTCAATAATATTTTATATTGAAACTAGGATGTAAACAATATGAAAATTCAACAAAATAAAAACTAAAATAAAGGAGATTTAAAAGTGAATAAAAGACAAAGAAAGAAGAAAATAAAAAAAGTAATAAAAGATTCAGGTTTTACTGCTGAACACTTAAAGTTACTTCAATCTGATTATACTAGAGGATATATGAGAGGGGTATTAGATACTATTTTAGGAATAACTAATTTAATAAACAAAAAAAACTCTTCAAAAGAAGAGCAGAATTAATTTTTAAATTTATTTTCTAATTCTTTTTCATGGATTAATTTTAATTTTTCTATTTCCTTTTCGTACATAAGCTTTAATTTTTCTATCTCATTTGTTTGAGATAGTTGAAGAGCTGTAATAGAAGATTTGTTTTTATGTATTGCTGCAAAATAAGAAAATGTAGAAGCTATAATAGACGAAAAAATACTAGTTAATACAGTGTAAAAATCCATAAATTTTACTCCTTAATATATATTTAACTACATTATATCATAAATATTTTAATTAAGAAGTGAAATTCAATGGTAAAAAATCAAATAGTTAATCAAGCGTTGAAAGAGTACCTTGACAATTGCGACTAATCAACAAATTAAATTAAGGAGGAAGGAGAAAAAGAATGCCACGAAAAATAAAAATAGCACTACTTTTATCTAGCGTAGGACTAGGATTAAAAGTAGCACTAAATACAAAGCACTATTTAACTGAATATCAAGAAAATGATAAAAGGTATATAGAATCTTGGATTCAATTAAATTTAGGAAATAAATGTTTCTGCTTTTCAAAGATTAGAAAAGATATTACTTCTTAATCCATCTATTTCCTGGTTTTTGAGTAGGTGGTAGGCGGTCGCCTTGATCTATGCGAACAGTTCTTGCATTATTGACGTTCCCTCCTCTTGGGCCTACTTCTTTGTATAAACCAGCAGATTTATTATCTGTACCAGGTTTTATAAGTTCTTTAGACATTGCTTACACCTCCTTTCAATAATATTTTATATTGAAACTAGGATGTAAACAATATGAATAGTATAAACAACAAACTAAATTAAGGAGGAAGAAAAATGAGTAGATTAGTTATAAATGCTTTAGCATTATATGGATTAAAAAAAATAATAGACTTCGCATTTAAGCAAAAGCCTATTAAGTCATCATCAATAAAGATAACTGATAACATGATTTCAATGAGTTTTAATTAATTTTCAATAAAAAGTTGCCCATTTTCATTTATTATCTTTTTATTAGTTTTAATTAGAGCTCGGCTAGCATAGATTTCTGAATACACTATTAGCCCATTATCATAAATCATTAAAGATTTAATAACGTCAGCAGTTTGTTCAATAACTATGTTACTGCCTTTAAACTCGGTATAGGTATTTTTGAATTTTATATCTAGGTCACCATCAACGGGTGAGCTTTCTATAGAATAATCTAGTGTAATAGCTTTAACATTCATATTTTATATCTCCTTTCTATTAGATTTATATAACCGAAAAAATGACTAAAGAACAAAAAATATTTCCAAGTTATACTCAACTAGAGTTTATCAAAAATGTAAAGAAAGGTCAAATTATATATGAAAAAATTTAATGAATTGATGTTGAAAAGAAGAAAAGAATTAGGGATGACTAGGTATAAGTTACACAAACTTACAGGGCTAAGTCAACAGATGTTGTTTAAAATTGAGAGTAATATAGACAATACGTTGAAATTAGAGAATGCAGTAAAAATAGCTAAAGTCTTAGATATAGACTTGAATATATTTAAAAGTGTTATATAGAAAAGAGCAATTAACAATTTTAAATTAAGGAGGAAGAGAAATGATAAGTTATCACAGAAAAGCTGCATACGGAGATTTAATAGAGAAAAAAACTAATTTTACCTTTCCTAGTATATCTGTTAAAGGATATGAAATTTTACAAAAAGAGTTAATCGAAGAAGACGTCAGAGGACAGGTTATAAATGAGACAAAACATACTCTTAACGTTGAAATTGTCTTTCAAGATAAAGAAACAACTCTTGAGGATATTTCTAGTTTACTAAAAAAAATTCAAGAGTTGTGTTATGACTGTTCAAAACCTCTTAAGGATTTATAGATAATTAGTTATCATTTGAGAAGCAGTTGTGGTAGCTATTTGGAAAAATGCCGAAAGAGATCTTATACCGAGTTCTTTGCTAACTTTTTTGGCAGTATCCCAAACTTTCTCAGAACGTATGGTATCTAAGAAGTGATGTCCATCCCATGTGATACAAGATATACGATAAATTACAATTAGCCCATTAAGGATTTCTACTTTACCTTTTACAAATCCTGCTTCTAATAACCTTTGTATATGATACGCAACTTCTTCTAGTGAATAGTCATTATTTCTTATGAACACGTCTATTTCACTTTGAGAAAGTTTACTATCGTTACTTTTAGATTCGCATTCTAGTAGTAACTCTCTGATTAAATCAAAATTTAGTTTCATAGTAATTTACACTTCCTTTCATAGTAATTGTGTTTGTAAATAAATTATATCAATGAAAGGTGCGGTAATCAATGAAATACAAGAGTGAATTAACAAAATAAACTATTAAACAATTTAAGAGAAATGAGGTCAATTATCAGTATGAACGAATTTAAAGATGTTGTTAGAAATAAAAGAGAATTCCTAGGTATTAGTAGATATAGGTTAGCTAAAGAGAGCGGTGTTAATTATCAAACCTTAGATAAGATTGAAAAAGGAATAGTAAAAACTGTTACTTTAAGAAATGCAGTTAAGATAGCAAATATTTTAGATATAGATTTGAATATATTTAAAGGTTAAACTAAATAAAATTAAAGGAGAACAAATGTCAAAGAAAATTAAAATATCAGGTCTTGAATATGAAGTGATAGAACAAGAATATTTTAAAACGCCTGATGATGAAAGGAACTTGTGGGGATATTGCGATTATGAACAACAAAAAATATACATAAGGAGTTCACTATCCACAGAAAAGAAAAAGCAAGTGCTAATCCATGAATTAACACATGCTATATTCCATGGTGCAGGATATACAGAACAAGATGAAGATACCGTACATCGTATATCTTTAGTAATGCACCAGGTTATCAAAGAAAATATTTCTACATTTAATGAGATGTTTTCTTATGATTAACTAAAGTTTTACCTGCAGATGAGGTAATTATAACATAAAGAAAGGAAACAATATGCGAAATCTAAACAATATTATTAATTATTTAACAACTAGACAAGCGAGCTATGATGCGTACAAAGAAGTATTAAAAAGGAGGTGAGAACAATGAGCAGTGTTTGGGTAAAAAAAGATGAGCTTATCAGGATAATTGGTATATCAATACCTACGTTTTACAAATATTTGCCCGAAGTTAAACAACTTAGCAACTACGCTGAGTATATAAAAGTCAAATCAATACGTAAGATATATTTTAATTGTGAAAAATGGGAAAATTATATAGTTTCTCGCGAAACTGAAAAATATGTAAAAGGAGGATAAAATAATGAGAAAACTAAAAAGAATTTATCTTAACAATATATACATAACAATTTTAACGATTACTGTATGTGCAATATTGTGGACTAACATAGAATGGAAAAATATCGTTTCAATAGCTGCAATACCAACTTTGTTTATAGCAGCATTATTCGATAATAGATATGGGAGGTTGTTTAAGTAATGGAAAATAGGTGGACAATTGAAGAAGATTTATATCTGTATAAAACATGGGAGTTTTATACAGCAACTGAAATAGCTAAAAAGTTGAACAAGTCTAAAGACGATGTCAAGAAACGAATATTTGACCTTAAATTAAGACGTAATCCAGAAGGTCCTTTGCCAATACATATATTCTTATTTATAATATCAATTTTACACGGCTATACAGATGAAGTTTTTAAAATAATAAGCGTGAAATGGAATATGGATGTTATATATGTTAGGAGTTGTATCAATAAAGGAAAGAGGGGTTATTTGGATTTTAGTAAAAAAAAATTCATCAAAAAGAAAAAAAGCAACTGAATAAATCAGTCACTTAAATAAAAAATCTAATTAAATTATAGCATAAAAAGGAGGAATTGTAAAATTGAGATCTATACGAGTAAGAAAAGTACAAGCCGTATATCATTTAGAAATAGCTGTTAATGATTTATTGGTTGATTTAGAAAGACAAAATAAAAAGATAAAAAGCATACAGTTTGTCGATGAATGTGTAGCGTTTGTTGTATATGAAACGGATAGCGATTTGACTGAATTTAATAAGGTAGAGGTGAGTGGTTAATGGGAAATCTAACTACAGCTATAAGAAATGGAAAATCAACAATAGAGGGGTTATATACTACTATGAACGATTTTAACTTTTCTAAAAACATACGTAAATCAATAAATGAAGTGATATCAAGTATACAAGAAGAGATTGATTATTGGGAGGAATTAAAACGTGAAGAAAACGGAGAATAACCATTATATTAAAACAGATGCCAAAGGAAATAAGCAAGAAAGTATTGACTGGGTGCAATCTGTAATGGGAGATAGGTTTCAATATGGGTGCTGGTTTAACGTTTTGAAATATCCTATTAGAATTTATGACAAGCACGAAACTCCTAATGCTGATATTAAAAAAGTTATGCATTATTGCTTGTTTTGGTTAAACGATTTGAATGGGAATAGTGCATCAGCTTATCAAGAGGATTTATTTGAATTATTTAAGAAGATAGAAGGTGAAGAATGTGGCACATCTTTAGATTTTATGTTTAGTGACGCATTGGCTTCTTTTAATACTTTATTAAATGAGAGAATCAAATCAAGTGATTAACTACACAATAATATCTAGCGGATCCAAAGGGAACTGTGTGATTATTGAAAATGTAATGATTGATTGTGGGGTACCTTTTAAAAAGATAAAAGAATGCTTATATAATATCAATTATCTATTAATCACTCATATCCACAGTGACCATTTAAATAAATCTTGTGTAAAGCAAATAAGAAAATTATTTCCAAACATTAAAATTATAGGCAATTATGAAGTAGCTCAAGAAATAGACGTAGATGTTATAGCTAACGCTGGCTATGATGTTAATACAAAAGATTATACATTCTTTCCCTTTGAATGTGTACATGATGTACTGTGTTATGGGTATATTTGGAATGTTAATGGCTTTCGAATCATATATGCAACAGATACTAATAATTTAGATATATTGCATAATAACGGGATTAAATATGATTATATATTTATAGAGAGTAATTATGACGAAGTAAAAATAAAAAATGCAAAAAGAACAAAAGGATACGATCCTAAACTAAGTGCTTTAAGGCATATGAGTAAGCAAAAGGCTACAGAATTTTATTACGTAAATAGAAGAGATAATAATAGTAAATTTATAGAATTACATAAAAGTGAGAGGTTTTATTAAAATGAGTAAAAAATTGTTAGTATTAGAATTTTTAAGAGAAAATCCAAGAGCGACAAATAGTGAAATAGTGAAATTTTTAAATAGCAATAAAGATGCTGTTAAATCTTGTATATCAAAATTGAAAAAAGCTAAATTGATACAAGTTATAAGAGGGGTTGATGGAGAAAGAGTAATAAAAGTACTAGTTGACAATCCCCATAGTAAGTATCAAGAGAAGGTTAAAATAAACGAGGAACAAAGAGAATTGAACAGACAACGCCTTGAAAGATTGGCTGACAAAATATTAGAAACAACTTTATCTGAAACAAACACGGATAAGATAATAGCATCGGGTAATTTATTTATAAGAATATATGACAGATTGTAGGAGGATGTATGAAGTTAAAAATTAATGATGATACATTTATAGTAACGAATAATCAAATATTATTTCCTCAGTATGAACAGTTAAAGATAGATGCTTTAGAGTTGGCTGAAAATTTGAGAAGTATAGAAGTGACAGAAGATACTTTGAAAACTAATAAAAAATTAATAGCCGGGGTTAGAAAAGCTACAGATAAGCTTAAAAGTGAATTAAGCGGAGTTCGTAAACAATGTTTACAACCTTATGATATTTTGAAAGTACAGGTTGATGAGATTATATCTATAGTAACTGAAGCTGAAAATGTTGTAAGAAATCAAACTAAGGATTTTGAAGAAGTAGAACGAAATATTAAACAAGATAAAATTATTGATATGTTTAACAAACATTTGAATCAATACCCGCTTGTTAAAAAATATATTGGAGATGAGTCCTATTTCGTAAAAGGGGTCTATCTAAACAAAACATATAGTATAAATAAAGTTGAAGAAAGTTTGGTAAAAGATTTAAACTCAACAGAAACAGATTTGAACGTAATGCTAAATGAACCAAATGCTGCAGAGTTAATTACTGAGTATAAGAAAGTTGGTTCGTTAGCAGTCGCGATGCAAATAGTTATGAGTAAGAATAACGATATTGAATTGGTTAATAAAAAAATTGATAGACAAGTTTTTAACATTAAGGTTTTTAATAAAAAAGATTATGAATTATTAAAAAATTATATGAAAGAAATGGATATAGAGTATAAATAAGAAAGGAAATTATAAAAAATGAATAACAAAAAAGAACAATTAGAATTAGTACAAGTTGAATATGATAATAAATTAGTAACGTTGATGTTTTTAGATGAAGATGAAGGTGTTTTGAGAAATGTTAAATTTAACAAACAGGCTTATGATTCTAATAAAAATCAATTTGTAGATGATCCTAAAAAAGCAGAGCAAGTTGATAAATGGTGTGAAGAATATTTCGATACCACTTTCGATAAATTAGAAGATTGTGTTGGAGTTAGAAGAGATGTATACATATATGACAGATTTTGTAGCTTATTTGAAGTTGATATGGTGAATAAATTTCCAGAGGATATGGTAGGGGATATATTTAACACTGAAATTGAAGAAATTGAAGATGATGGTTTAAAAATAGTTGTTAAGTATAGATATAACGATACTCTTTATCAAAGTAAATTCCAATACGGAACTTACGTTAACTCAATTAAAAAATGGTTAGTTGAACCTAATAATAAAATTAAAGCTTATGATAAATTTGAAAATAAATTTAAAGTACCATTTTCTGAAAAAAATACCTTAATAGGACGAGATATAATGGTTGAAGTTAAAAAAGCAATGGGTAAATATACTTACGGTGAAATCAAACCTCTTAAGAAATAGGAGGTTTGAAATATGATAAAAGATAAAGAAAATTTATTATTTTACGATATTGAAGTATTCAAAGAAGATTCTCTGGTGATTTTTAAGAATATTGATAAACAGACTGTAGCAGTATTTCACAATGATTTTAACGGATTAGATAAAGTTATTGAAGGTAAAGTATTAATAGGATATAACAACTATTACTACGATGATCATATATTAACATCTATGTTAAATTGTCACACACCTTATCAAATAAAAGAGAAAAATGATGATATTATTGTTAGAAAAGTGAAATTTAATTATGTTGATAAAAGAATAAAATCACTAGATTGCTTTCAACAAATAGACGCTACTAAACCATCTTTGAAAAAGATAGAGGCAAATTCGGGTAAAAGTATTATTGAAAGTAGTGTTGATTTTAATATAGATAGAAAGTTAACAGAAGAAGAACTAGCCGAAACTATAAATTATTGTAGTTACGATATAGATACAACAATTGATGTTTTTAAAATGAGAGAGAAAAGTTATTTTGAACCAAAGTTAGGGATTCTTAATCGATTAGAGAATGTTGATAAAAATAAAGCTATAAAGTGGAACACAACGTCAATCAGTGCCAAAATGCTGATTGATAAACCGCTTGATCTATGGAGTGATATTAGATTAGGAGAATATAACAAATATGGCGAATATGAACTGTTTAATGCTGTTCCTGATGATATAGTTAATTTTTGGAAAAATAATGATAGAGGTAAGTATACTCATACCGAGTTTGGATGTAATATTGATTTTGCTTTTGGTGGACTACACGGAGTTCCTGTAGATAATAAAAAAAGATATGAAAAAGTAATATTATTAGATGTGGCCAGTATGTATCCTAATATAATTATGAAACTTAACGCTTTGGGTAATGCCACAGATGAATATAAAAACATTGTTAGTGAGAGGTTGTCAGTAAAACATAGTGATAAAACTTTATCCAATGCTTTAAAGTTAGTAATAAATTCTGTTTATGGATTACTAAAAAATGAATATAGTGTATTGTATAATCCTAATGCTGCGAAAAGCGTATGTATATATGGTCAAATATGCTTATATGATTTATGCAAAAGGTTGTCCCCTACTTGTAAAATAGTCAACATAAATACAGATGGTGTGGCGTTCACAACTGATTCAGATGATTATAAAAATGTATGGAAAGAATGGGAAGAAGACTATGGATTTACCTTGGAAGAAGATTACTTTGATATCTTTATTCAAAGAGATGTTAATAACTACATAGGTGCTAAAAAGAACGAACAAGGTGATTTTACATCTATAAAGACAAAAGGAGAAGTTTGGAGATACGGTAGCAACACATGTGCTTATTTTAAAAATAATAATGTAAGAATTGTAGATTTAGCTATAGTAAATTATTTATTAAAAGGTGATGATGTTCTAGATACTATTCTTGATAATTTAAATAAACCTGAAGTGTTTCAAGTCGTTCTGCAAGCTGGAGGTACGTTTCAAGGCACTGTAGATAACGCAGGAAAGCACTACAATAAGATTAATCGTGTATTTGCTACAAATAAAGAAGGAATAACACTTTACAAACTAAGAAATGACGGAGGATTGGTTAGATTTCCCGATACTCCTGATAATATGTATATATGGAACGATGATATTTCTAAATTAGACGGTTTTAAGAAGATTATAGATGTGAATTTTTATTACCAGTTAATATTAAGAAAACTCAAAGAATGGGAGTGATGTGATGTATGTAGAGTATATAAAAGGTGAAAAGCATGCTAAAAAGAATGCAGACATTAGTGAAACTCTTGATAATTTTGACGATGCTGGCTATATTCTTACAGAAAACGAATTAGTTGTAGATATTGACTGTTTAGAAATTAAACAAATAGAACAATTGATTAGTGACTTTAATATTAAAACCCAAATAGTATGGACAGATAGAGGTTGTCATTTTTATTATAAAAAACCTGATAATTTTAGAGGAGCTCAAGGTATATGTGCATTTGGTTTTAAAATAGAGTTTAAACATATCAAAAATACTAAGAGCATAACTATAAAACGCAATGGAGTGGTAAGAGAAATTGAGAATAAAGGAGTAAGAGAAGATTTACCTGATTTCTTTAAATCTAACAAGAAAAATCAGGAATTATTAGGATTATCAGAAGGTGATGGTAGAAATGAAAAGTTATTTAAACAAAGAAAAATATTAGCGGGATTTCCAAAATGGAAACAAATTATAATGTTTATAAACAATGTCATATTTGATACTCCTTTGCCTTCCAAAGAAATTGAGACAATATGTAGAGATATAAATATAACCGCTGAAAAAGATGGAGAAAATCTTATTGCTGATTTAATAATGAGAGATAAACATGTTGTGAAATATGGAGAATCATTATTTTTTTATGATGGTGAAAGTTATATCAATGATTTAGATAAATTAAATAGAATGGTTTACTCGTATTGCGTAGGTCAAAAAACTAGATATGTTAATGAGGTTATATCACAAATGAATAAAAGGTCTAAACTTATAGACCCTGAAACAGTGTTTGATATTAAGTTCAAAAATGGTGTTTTAAAAAGAGGACAATTTGTAGAATTGGACTATAAAGGATTTACTCCATATTATATTGACATTGAATATAATCCTTATGCTGAACCCGTTGAAATAGTGGATAATTATTTAAAACAATTATGTAATAATGATCCTGATTATATACTTAGACTAGGTGAGATAATAGGACATTGTTTAATTACAGATAAAGAATTTAAAAGGTTAGTTGCAAAGTTTTTTATATTTGTTGGAGATGGAGGAAACGGGAAAGGTACATTATTAGCAATAATAAGGCGTATTTTAACGTCTAAAAATTGTAGTGCTCTTAGTATAGACAACATGGGAGACGAACGTTATTTGAGTTCAATGGTGGGTAAATTAGCTAATCTAGGGGATGATATAGAAGATAAAGCTATAGGCATTAAAGAAATGAAAATGTTAAAAAATATATCAACATGTGACGCTATAGAATCTAGAAAAATGTTTGAAAACTCACAATCTGTTGAAATAACAACCAGTCTAATATTTACATCAAACCATATATTAAAATCTTTTGAAAAAGGATTTAGTTATAAAAGACGTGTTGATTGGCTTCCTATGTATACTAAACCTAAGAAAAAAGACCCGCAGTTTATAACTAAAATAACTGAACCTAAAGCTTTGAATTATTGGGTTCGATTAATTGTTGAAGGTTATATGAGATTATATGAAAACGGACAATTTACTGAATCTAAACTAGTGACAGATTTTAACGAGAAATATCATGAAGAAAATAACACAGCTTTACAATACGTCCAAGATTTAACTTTAAACGATATATTGGGAAAGCGAAGTCCAGAGATATTTAATGGTTATGAAACTTGGTGTGATGAAAATGGGGTTTATAAACAGGGTGCTAAATTGTTTAATACAACGTTAAGAGAATATCACAAAGTAAAGATATCTCAAAAGAAAATTAATGGGAAAAATCAAAAAGTATATGTCTTAGGAGAAGACAATAAACTGGAATTGTCAGAAAATTAATTGATATTGATAGAAAAAAGGGGCAAGGTAGCTTTTTACAAGATACCTTTTTGGCTAAAAGATACCTAATGGTTGATACTTCAAAGCATTGGTATTACTGACTTATATATATAGGGTAACTTTTGTAACCATTTTTTCTTTAAAGAGGAGAAAAAATACTAAAATATAAAAAAGTTAAAAGATATTGAATATATATAGGATTGAAATTAAAAAAGTTACGGCTACCCTGTATCACAAACGTTGATATAAAAGGATTTTCGATAAAATTTTTAGTTACCTTTTTAGCTACCCTGTGAAATAAGGAGATATAATGACTAACTTTAGCAAAATATCAAAAATAAGACGATTAAAAAAGATACTAACAGAAGCTATTGAAATCATTGAAGATTATAGATTTTTTAAAGATAACAAATTAATGATTAATATATTAGCTTATGTTTTAGAGAAATTGAGAGAGGAGAACTAGTATGAGACAGATATCACAAACGGAATTAAATGAAATGATTGAGAAACATAGGTTATGGTTGAACAATGAGGTAGGTGGCGTAAGACTAAATTTAAGTGGTGCCTATTTAAGTGATGCAGATTTAAGGTATGCAAATTTAAGTGATGCGAATTTAAGTGATGCGAATTTAAGATATGCAAATTTAAGAAATGCGGATTTAAACTATGCAAATTTAAGATATGTAAAAGCGATAGCGTTCATTGAATATATGGCTAAGGATTATGATGAAAAACATTAAAGGAGAGGATATGCAACTAGGGCAAGCAAGACCAACCAATAGTGTTAAGTATCAAAATATTAGTACTAATAGGATAATTGATGATTTGATTAGCAATATAAACAATAGGAGTTATCCTAATTATAAAATGAAAAATGCACATATTAAAGCATTAGTTAATATTAAGAATGATTTAAGGAGGTTGGAGAACGAAAATGATAGTAATTAAAGGTGAGAAAATAGAAAACGGGCTAACTATAAATGGAGAGATCTTAGCTGGAATGTTATATATGTATGCGGAAGAGAATGATTTTGATACATACTTATTAGAGGATTTTTTTGAGACGTTATCGGAAAAAACTATTGTTGTTAAGGAGGGATAAAAATGAAAACAAAAGACATTGTCGCTATCTTGCGTAGCGAAAAATATTATCGAAACGTTGTTCGATTGCATAACTTAGAAAGTGGCAATGTCGACGTTTCAGAAGTTCAAAACAACACGCATGGCAATTCAACCGAACGTAGAGTTATCAAAAAGATAACTGATAAGGAATATCTGAAAGCATTAAAATACTGTACTGCTATTGATAATATGCTTAAGAATTTAACCGAAAGGGAGTATCTAGTATATGTACATAGGTACAGATATGGTTTTCAGCCTTTTAGGATTGCGTATGAAATACAATGGTCAGAAGCAACAGTTTGGCAAGACTTAAAGAAAATTCATTGTAAATTTATAGAAAATATAGATTTTAGAGTATATAATTAATAGTATGAGACTCATCTACCAATAGGCAGAAGGAGATTACGAAAACGTCCCAACCCTGGGGCGTTTTTTGATTGTGGAGGTGATGGAAAATTGAATAAATTGACGTTAAAGCAACAACGTTTTGCAGATGAGTACATCATCAGTGGGAATGCTACGGCGGCTGCGATAAAAGCTGGGTATAGTAAGAAAACAGCTAGAGTAACCGCTCAAGAAAACCTTACAAAACCTGCTATTAGAACTTATATAGATGAAAGGTTGGAAAAGCTACATACTGAAAAAATTGCGGATCAACGAGAGGTACTTCAATACCTAACTTCTGTAATGCGTGGTGAGCAGGTGGAGGAAACTGTTATAAATGCTGGAGATTATACTCAAGAAATTACAGAGATAAAAGTAGGGGCTAAAGATCGAATAAAGGCGGCGGAGTTGATTGGTAAGAGATATGGCGTATGGACTGATAAAGTAAAAGCAGAAGTAGACGTTTCATCGACCGATAAGTTAGATTCTCTAGTTGCTCAATTAGGAGAATGATTATGCCTGATATTATTTTATCCGATAAATATAAGCACTTTATACGCCATAATGCAAAAGCAGAAGCGTTAGAAGGGACTACTGCTGCAGGAAAAACTACAGTAGGAGTTATTAAATTTATGCTAAAAGTAGCTAAGTCTAATCAGAAATTACATTTTATAGCTAGTAAAACTGTAGGGGATTGTGAAAAGAATATAATCCAATCAGATTTAGGGATAATTGATATTTTTTCCAGTTTAGTTATTTATCGAGGAAATGGGGATAGTAATTATAAAATACCTCATTTAAAATATAGAACTAAAAATGGTGAAAAGATAATTTTTATATTAGGGTACTCGTCGAAAGAAAAATGGGAAAAAGCATTAGGCTCACAATTCGGATGCGGTTTTATCGACGAGATAAATACGGCTGATGTTGATTTTATTCAGGAAGCAACGATGAGGTGTGACTACTGGATGTGCACTATGAATCCAGACAATCCCGATTTGCCTGTATATAAGAGATATATAAACCGATTTAGAGCATTAGCTGAGTACGAATACGATACTCCAAAAGAAATAAGAGAATACCTAATTGAACCAGAACAACCTAATTGGACTTATTGGTTTTTTCATTTTGATCATAACGCAGGTTTGAGTGAAGAAAAAAAAGAGCAAATAAAATCTACTGTAGCGATAGGAACTAAATTATATAAAAATAAAATACAGGGTCTTAGGGGACGTGCTGAGGGGCTTGTGTTTAGTATGTTTGATAGAACCAAAAATGTAATAAGCTCAAATAAAGCTAAAAAGATGTCTTTCAGACGTTTCACTTGCGGAGTGGATACTTCATACTCCGAGCATACAGAAGACACTATATCGTTTGTTTTTGGAGGTATTACTAACCAAGGAGAATACATTGTCTTAAAAGAGGAAGTATATAACAACAAAGAGAATAAAAAAAGAATTGCTCCTAGTGATGTAGCAGTAAAACTACATAATTTTTTAAATCAATGTAGTAACGAGTGGGGGTTTTGTAAGTATGTATATATTGATAATGCAGACCAAGCTACAATTATGGAGCTTAATAAATATAAAAATTTAAAAGGATTAATTTATAATTTTATCAGTGCAAATAAAACAATTAGAATTATAGATCGTATCCAATTAATGAGCGGTTGGTTTAAAGATTTAAAGTATTTAGTGGTAGATGATTGTGTTGAACACATTAAAGAATTAAATATTTATAGCTGGAAAGAGGATAAAGATGAGCCAGAAGACCGTAATGACCATACTATTAACGCTAGTCAATATGCGTTCATTCCTCACATTAATTCGATTGGTATACTGACTGATGATAATAGTTATGATGCGCTGAGTAAAGTTTTTTAGAAAGGAGAATATATGTCATATTCAGAACAATTTGTAGATAGTACGGGTAAAACTAAAAACCTATCAATGAGATTCCATAGAGAATCAAGACTTAGATATAGAATATCAAGCGTAGAAGAACTAACTCCGGATGTGATATTAAAGTTTGTACAACATCATAGAAATATACAAAGACCTAGGATACAAGAACTATACGATTATTCTGAAGGCAATAACCACAACATACTTGATGGAAAACGAAGAAGTGAAGAAGATATGGCTGATAATAGGTTGGTCCATAATTTCGGTAAAGCTATATCAGTATTTAAGCAGGGGTATCTAGTAGGTAATCCTATATTAGTAGAATATGATGATGGAGAAGAAAATAGTAATATTGACCAAGTTTTGAAAAATATTGCTAAAGTAAATAACTTTCATAATTTGAATAGATCTCTTGTGTTAGATTTATCTAGAGTAGGAAGGGCGTATGATTTAGTGTATCGAAGTGATAAAGATGTTACTACAGTTAGAAGGCTCAATCCTCTAGATACATTTTTAATTTACGATACTACGCTTGATGATAATGTTATAGCAGGCATTAGATACTACAGTACTAAAATCTTTGAAGATTCTAAAAATTATATAGAGCTGTATACAGAAAGTAGAATATTAAAATTTGATGAGACGGATATGACTCAGTTAGCTGTTGAAAATCACAGTTTTGGAGTTGTACCAATTACTGAATATTTAAATACTAGTTCAGGAATGGGGGATTACGAAAGTGAGTTATCCTTAATTGATAGCTACGATACCGCCGAAAGTGACACAGCTAATTACATGACTGATTTATCAGATGCCATATTAGGGATTTTCGGTGACGTGGAAATGGGGGATGGCTCAATAGATGATAAAATAGCAAATTTACGTAAAATGCGAAAAGCTAGGTTACTGCAGATTAAACCGCCTCAAAATAACGTAGGAGAAAGTGTAGGTAATGTTGATGCTAAATACCTATATAAACAATATGATGTAAGTGGTGTAGAAAGTTATAAGACTAGAATAGTAAACGATATCCATAAATTTACTAATACACCTGATATGACGGATGATAATTTCGGAGGAGTGCAGAGCGGGGAAGCGATGAAGTATAAATTGTTCGGACTTGAACAAGAGAGAGTGGATACGCAAGCACTTTTTGAAAGTTCATTACGTCGAAGATATCAGCTTATTGCTAATATAGGCGGAATAGTTAAAGAAATAATGGACTTTAATATTTCTAATCTAAAAATAACTTTTACCCCTAATTTACCAAAATCCTTACAAGAGAAAATAACTGCTTTTAAAGAGTTAGGAGGTATGGTATCTAATGAAACTGCTATGAGACTTACTGCAATTGTAGATGATCCTACTGCAGAAATAGAAAAATTAGAGGAAAAACAATCTGATGATTATGACTCTCAAAAAAATCAGTTTAACTCTAAAAAAGCTTATGCCATTCAGTCTATACTGTTGAAGTTGAAAAGAGAACAAATAACAAGGAATGTTGCTTTGAAATTATTTGCCGATTTAGGGATTTCAGAATATGAGGCAGAAGGATATATTGATGATGGCGTACAAACTTCTTTAGAAGGAGTGTTGAATGAATAGTTACGAATATTGGAAGATTCGAGAACATCAACACACCTTGGAACAAATGTCAAGAGAAAATGATGTAGCTTCAATGTTAGAAAAAAACCTAGATAAAGCTAAAATTGAGATAGAGCATAAGATACAAGTTTTTTACGAGCGATACGCTAGAAAAGAACATATTTCTTTAGAAGATGCTATGAAGCGTGTTAGTTCTATGGATATTAGAGTCTTCGAAGAAAAAGCTCGTAAATATGTTGAAAATAGAGATTTTAGTGAAAGGGCGAATGAAGAATTGCGACTTTATAACGCTACCATGCGCATTAATCGATTAGAGCTTTTGAAAGCAGAAGTTAATTTAGCTCTAGTGAAGGCAAATGCTAAAAATGAGAAATTAATTCAAAATCATTTGACTAATTTAGCGAGTGAAGAGTATGCAAGGCAAGCAGGTATATTGGGTGATATAATCATAAATTCTAAGGCAGCTGTAAACACTATAGTAAATGCTAGTTTTCATACCGCTAATTTCAGTGAAAGATTGTGGTTTAATCATAATGCGTTAGTTTCTGATTTAGGTGTTACCTTAAGAAGATCAATAACTCAGGGCGTGAACCCTGTAACTGAAACTACTAGAATACGTGATAAATTTAAAGTAACTAAACATGAGGCAAAACGGTTGTTAGTTACAGAAAGTGCGAGGGTCCAAGGAGATGTGCAACTTGATAGTTTTGAGCAAGCAGGTTATGATGAGTATATCTATTTAGCTGAACCTAGTGCTTGTGCAGTATGTAATAAATTAGACGGAAATCATTTCAAAATTACTGATAGAGAAGTTGGTAAAAATTATTATCCTATGCATCCTTTTTGTAAGTGTAGCAGTGCGCCATACAGCGATGATGATAGATTTGAAAAATTAGTGAATGATTATTTACAAGGTTCTCAAGAAGAAGATTCTGTTGAGCTTGATAGCATGGCTAATAGTAAACTGTATGTGTTAAATAACGGTGAGAGTAATGTTAGAATTAGGGCTACTAAATTACAAGGTTTGAAGTATGATGTTTGGGTAGAGGATAGCAGTAAGAAATCGAGAAACACCTTAGAGTTGTTAAAACAAGAGTTACAGCATTTTAATAATATACCTAAAATTATTATAGCTAGAGAAGATAAATTTAAAAACATAGCAGGTTATGATAATAAGAATGATATATTATATATTAGTAATAAACTCAACTCAATAAGCAATATAAATAAATTGTTAGCTAGCGGATATTTTGCAGCAAGAAATTTAAAAGATATATTAACTCATGAACTTGCTCATAAAAAACATTGGGATAATGCAAAATCGCTTTACAAAAAATACCCTAAACGCTATAATAATATTGAAAGTGCAAAACGTGATTTAGATTCTGAATTGATGGCTTATGTGAAAACACAAGTTTCATTGGATAGACAATATTTATCAAACATTAGTAAAAATGCCAAGGTTGCCTACTCAAATGGAAATATAAATGAGCTAGTTGCAGAAGTTGAAGTATTAGATGATATAGTTGAAGATAAAGAGCTGTTAAACAAAGTGAAAGGAGTATTAGAATGGAATCAATGATTATACCTAAAAAGGAAACTTTAATATATTTTGATAAAGTGGATAGTTGGATTCTATCTGAAGAGATAACTGATAATGGTATTATCTTAGTTTTTAAAAAAGATACTCCTAAAGAAATATCTACTTTATTAGATATCATAAAAGACAAATTAGATTTTAAAATTAAAGATTATTCAATATCAAATTAACACTTAGTTAGATACTAGGTGTTTTTATTTTGTCCTAAACAAGACATTAAACTGTTTATAAAATACTTGTTGGGTGCTAAAGAGTAAGGAAATAGACACTTAGATAAAACTTTGGGTCTATTTTTTTATTATTAGGTAACTAACGTGGATTAAAGGAGAAAATACATGAAAGATTTTAAAAGGTTATTACCTTTGAATTTACAGTTTTTTGCGGAAGATAATATTGAAAGTACAAATCAGGAGAATGAGTTTATACCACCTGCATCTCAATCAGAACTTGATAGCCTAATTGGAAAAGCGGTAAATAAAGCTTTAGAGAATAACAATAAAAAACATAATGATAATATGCAACGATTGATTGATGAAGCCGTGAATAAAGATAGAGAGTATTCAAAATTATCTGCAGAGGAAAAAGCTAAAAAACAGTTTGAGGAGCAATTAAAGTCATTAGATGAGAGAGAAGCTGAGTTTAATCGTAAACAATTAATTATGCAAGTAAAAGAGGATTTAATTTCTAAGAACTTGCCACCGGAATTAGCGGAAACTTTTGCTAATAGCGGAAACTCAGAAGAAGCTTTAAAAGCTGTTACTGATTTTGAAAAGATATTCAGAAAAGCAGTAAATGAAGAGGTAAAATCAACGGTACGTCAAAATACACCGACTCAGAGTGTAGGGATAGACGGCTCTCAAAATTATGGTGCTAAATTAGCAACTAAAACAAATAATAAAAACGGAAGAATTTTCTAGGAGGTAAAAAAATGAAAAATTCAACAATTCAATTTCATAAAGAAATACTTCATAATTTAGATTTTGAAGCTATTTCTGTTACGGTGGACAAGTCTACTACTGGTACAGAAATTATCAACGGTAAAAAGGTTTTAAAAGCAGGAACTTTGATTAGTGGTGACGGGGCTTCTATCTTTGACGATAGAACTAAAAAGGTTAAAAAGTTAACAAATGAAGCTACTGCAGAGTATGTAGATGGAGTATTATTATACGATGTAGATCTTTCTGATGGCGATGGGGTAGGAACTTGTGTTTATAAGGGTACCCTGAGAGAAGATAAGGTCAATGGTGGCTCTGTAGATAATAATGCTAAATTAAAATTATCGCATATAAAATTTGTGAAAGGTGTATAGGAGGACAAATATATGGCACTAATTTATGATTTATTAACAGCAAATAATATAGCGGGGTACTATAACGCTACTCAAGAAAATGTAGATCAGACTACCGGAGAAAAGCTATTTCCTGCTAAAAAACAATTAGGATTGAAGTTAGCTTTTGTTAAAGGTGCAAGTGGAAGAGCAGTTGTACTAAGACCGTCTGCGTTTGATTCTAAAGTTACGTTAAGAGAAAGAATGAACTTAGACTTAACGGAAACAGAAATGCCGTTCTTTAAAGAAGCTATTTTAGTTAAGGAAGCAGATAGACAAGAATTAAACACTTTAGCTCAAACTGGAAATCAAACATTGATTGATGTAGTAACTAAAGGTATATTTAATGATACCGCTCATTTATTGGCTGGAGCAAAAGCTCGTATAGAAGCAATGAGATTTTCAGTTTTAGCAAAAGGAAAAATTGATATTAATAATAACGGGGTTATGATGGAGTATGATTATGGAATAAAAGATTCTAATAAACTAGCGGTTTCTAAAAAATGGGATGATACTGCAAAATCAACTCCTTTAGCAGATTTAACAGAAGCTACACAAAAATTAGAAGATTTAGGAAGCAAAGCAGAAGTATTAATTTTAAATTCAAAAACATTTGCAAATATTAAGAATTCTGCAAGCACATTAACTGTTATTAAACCTTTAGCCCCTAAAGGAGCTGCGGTTACTAAAAATGAGCTTAAGTCATATTTACAAGATGAGTTAGAGTTAACTGTGGTTATAGTAAATGGAACTTATATTGATGATGACGGGGTAACTAAAAAATTCTATCCAGATGGTTATGCGACATTGGCACCTAATAGTGCGTTAGGGACAACAGTATTTGGTACTACTCCTGAAGAATCAGATTTATTAGGAGGTAATGTGGCTAACGCAGAGGTAGAAATTGTAGAAGAAGGAATAGCTGTTACTACTACTAAACTTACAGACCCAGTAAACGTACAAACAAAAGTATCTATGATTGCTCTACCTTCATTTGAACAAATAGATAATGTTTTAATGATGGAAGTTTAGTAAAATGGCAATTTTAGACAACGATGATGTACTATATAATGTAAAAGAAGATTTAGATATATCAGACGACTTACAAGATACTATATTAGAAAGGCTCATTATAAAAGTAGTGAGCCATTTTAAATTTGTATACAGACAAGACTATGTAGATGATAAGTATAGTTTTATTATTGAAGATTGTGTTATTAAAAGATATAACAGGAGAGGTGCTGAAGGTGCCACATCAGAAACTGTAGAAGGGCATTCAATGGTATATGAAGATATAGATAACGAGTTCGCGCAGTGGGACGATATACTTAGAGAAGATTTTCAAAATAAAAAAGTTAATTCAGGGAGTGTTGTTTTCCTATGAGAGAAAGTGAAAGAGTTACCTTAGTAAGAGAATTGAAATCATATTATGATTACAACTTGGGGGAAATGGTTCAAGGTAAAGTTTTAAAAAAGACGGTGCCCTGTCAAATTTCTAATTTAAGTGTTGAATTTAAAAATCAGTATTTTGATAAGTCAGATTTAGATGCAAAAAAAATACGCTTTAACTCAGGTGAATTGGATAATTTTAACTATATATTAATTAAAGATAAAAAATATGTAGCTATAAACTATAATAATACTTTTATGAGAAGAAGAAATGTTATTTATGTTCGAGAGGTGTTAAGCAATGATAAAGATTAGTGGTGCAAACAAACTAAAGAAAGATTTGAAAGAAATACAAAAAATGACACTTGTTAAAGAAGGTATAAAACATTATACTGCTAAACTGGATACCGAAGTAGTTAGAAGAGCCTATTTTGTTAAAGGATACTCAGTAGGTTTTACTAGAAGGAGTGTAGTTCCAGAAATAAAAAATAATGGAATGGTGGGGTGCGTAAAGACTACTTCTGAATATTCTGGATATGTTGAGGTTGGTACTAGATTTATGGAAGCCCAACCTTTTGTGAAACCAGCCTTTGAATTAATATCTACAGATTTTATTAATTTTTTAAGGAGAATATCAAGATGAAATACCCTGATCAAGAAATACATGATGAAATTTATAAAATAGTTAGCCAATTAGGATACCGAGTTTTCACTTTTTTACCAAAAGAGGGGACAAAGTATCCTTTTATTGTAATTGGAGATACTCATTTATTACCAACAGCAACAAAATCTTTTTTAATAGGAGAAGTGGCTCTTAATATTCATGTATGGTCTGATATGACCAGTAGGAAGAAAGTGTCTGATATTATACATTCTTTATTGCACAGTTTTAGTAAAATAAGACGGATAGATGAAAGACAGTGGTCTATGAAATTAGGTAGTGATAGTCAAATTATCAAAGATAATAGCACTGATGAACAGTTATATCACGGTATCATTAGCGTGAATTTTAAATTTATAGGATAGGAGAATAATAAAATGACAGAAGCAAAATTTGGGAAAGATAAGGTTTTGATGTTTAGAAAATTAGGAGATAAAAAAGCGGCTGCAAAATTAGCACTTCAAATCGAACATAAGTGGGAGTATGAGCGTTCTACTGATATTACAAAGACAAAAGACGGAGCTGTAGTAAGTGATGGTGGACTAGAAACAAAGCTTACGATAGAAGCGATTGCCACTAAAGATGAATTAAATACATTATTAAAAAATTCCGTTATAGAAGGTTTTAAATTAGAAGTATGGGAGGTAGACTTAGCTGGAGAAAAACAAGGTGGGAAATTTGCAGCACTATATGCTATTGGAAGGTTAGCTACTTGGGAAGTACCCGCTAACGTTGAAGATTTAGAACAGGTTTCTACAGAAATGACTATTGAAGGGGTACCACAAGCTGGATTTGCAACTTTATCAGCACAACAACAAGAGGAAATTATGTACGCGTTCAAGGATACCGTGGCATATCAATAATATAAAAAAGGAGAAATAAAATGAAATTAACAATAAATAACAAAGAATGTGACTTATACTTTGGGCTAAACTTTATACGCGAGTTAGATAAATTATATACTGTAGATTTTAACGGGGCTAGCTTTGGAGCTGGATTACAAAGTGTGATGTATTACATAGAAATGAGGAATCCTGTAGTATTACTCAATTTAATATTATGTGCTTCAAAGACTTCTAAAGTTAGACCCACACATAAAGAAATTGAAAGTTGGCTAGAAGAGCAAGATTTAGAACTATTATTTAACGATTTTTTATTGAGCTTAGAAACTTCACCAATGACGAGACCAACAATTCTGAAGATGAAAAATCAAACAAATTAGTAGACTTGAAAACCTCTAAGGAAACTTATGAAGAATTAATAGCTAATATATTTGGATTATTTGAAGTGAAGGATTATAATTCGGCGTTGAGAATGACTTTAGAAGAGTATAATTTGAGAATGAAAGGATATCTTTTAAAAGTAGCTGAAAATGAATATAATGCCCATATGATTGCTTTTGCTAACTTACGGGCCAAAGGTACTAAAAAAAATGGAGCGCCTCTATATGATAGCTTTAATGATTTTTATGACAAAAAAGCACGTTTAGCTGAAATAACAGGTATTAAAAATAAAATAGCGAGTTCAAAATTAGTAAAAATAGCTAGGAGAATACAAGCTAGAAAGGAGGATAATACAAATGGCATCTCAGACATATAACGTAGAAGCTTATTTAAAAGCGTCAGATTTAAATTTCACAAAGACATTTAAAAATGCAGAGAATACAATGCAAAGTTTTACTAAGTGGTCTAGTGAATTTAGTAATAAATTTGCTACAGGCTTCTTTAATGCAGCTAGAAAAGTTGTTGCAGCTACTGGATTTGCTGGAGGAGCCTTTACTACAATGGCCATAAAAAACGCTGGTGAAATGCGAGCTATGGATGCGCAATTCTCACAAGTTTTTGAAGGTTTCGCGAGAGAATCTCATGATTCGTTGAATAGGGTATCAAATGAAGTAGGAGCCTTGTCTAATAGGATTAAACCATCTTTTAGCCAGATTGCTTCATTTGCTAAAGTAGCAGGAATGGATACAGCTCAGGCTTTACAATTTACAGAAAGAGCTACAAGAGCAGCGGCAGATAGCGCAGCTTTTTATGATAAGTCTATTGAAGAAACTACCGAAACTTTAAAATCATATTTAAAAGGGAACTATCAAGTTGCTGATAACCTAGGTATACTCTCTACGGAAACTACAAGAAATGCAAAAGCTATGGAGCTTTTTGGTAAGAAATTTAAAGATTTAGAAGGTATTCAACAGCAAGAAGTGTTGCTAAAAATGTTTGAGGATGCCAATAAAGTTTCAGGAGCGTTAGGTCAAGCAGCACGAGAAGCTGATGGCTACGAAAATGTCTTAGGAAATTTGCAACAAGCTTGGAAGAATTTAAGTTCAACAGTAGGAGATCTATTTTTTGAAAATGCAATAGGTGGAATGAAGATGTTAACTAATATATTAACCGAAGCTACTGAAAATGTGATTGCTTTTAGTTCAGCATTAAGTGGAGCAGCGAACAATAGTGAGAAATTAGCGATAATCAGAAAAGTTTTGGAACCCATTCTGCCACTACTGTCTGTTTTAGGAGCGGCATTTGCTACAACTTTTACTATTACGTTCGTGTCTGCAATGTATGGAGTGATTAGCAGCATTGGAGGTGCTATTCTTGTTTTAGCAGGGAAAGTGCCAATACTAAAAAAAGCATTTGCAAGTGTAGTTAATATTTTTATAGGATTGAAAGGTTTTATTTTAACTTTGATTCCCGCACTACAGGGAGTAGGCGGAGCGGTAACTGCTGCATCAATAGCCATAATGAAGTTTGCAATAGCTCCTGCAGCAATTATAGGTGTAGGACTAGCTGCTTTAGGTTTATTAAATAGCCAATTTGGAACACAAATAAATCAAATATTACAAGTAGCTATAACTAAAGGTCCTCAAATAATAACTAATTTAGTGCAAGGTATAACATCAAGACTTCCGGATTTAATAAATAGTGGGGTAGAACTGGTTCAAAAGTTGGCACAAGTTATAGTAGCTAATGCTCCAGCGATAATTCAAGGAGCAAGTTCAATAATACAACAATTAGTTATGGGAGTTGCACAAAATTTACCTAGTTTATTAGCATCAGGTATAGAAATTATTGGGTCTATATTAATGGGCGTATCTGGAGAAATTCCTAAAATATTAATGGCAGGAGTTCAACTTATAGGACAGTTAATAGTTGGTATTGTTACGAACTTACCAAAAATATTACAGATAGGTATATCTGTAATAGGTAATTTTATATCTGGCTTAGTGCAGCAATTACCGACTCTTTTATATCAAGGAGTACTATTCATAGGTCAATTAATAGCAGGTATTGCAAGTTCTCTTCCACAAATCTTGGCTATGGGTATAAAATTAGTTATTCAGTTAGTATTCGGATTAGTAACAGGACTTCCCAAACTAGTATCAATGGGATGGGAGTTAATAAAGGCATTAGGTAAAGGTATTATAGAAGCTATACCTAATATATTAACAAAAGCTTGGGAAAGTATAAAACAAGGCTTTACTGATTTGTGGAACTGGATTACAGGAAAGAGTGATGAAGGTAATAAAAAGGTTAGTGAAGATTTCCAAAGTATGTCAAATTCTACTCAGACCTATACAGAAGAGATGAAAAATAATGTTACATCTGATACTAGTGAGATGGCTAGCTTAATGGCTAACGATTTTTCTAATATGCAGCAAAACGCGTCTATTTCATCATCAGATGCGAGCACTAATGTTAGCAATGATTTTGCTGAAATGAATAATGAAGTAGGATCATATGTTAGTGGAATGGAATCTGATACTTCAGGATCTATGGCTGGTATAGCTAATACAATGAGTGTTGAAAGTGCTTCTATAAAAGAAACAGTATCTGGAAATATGGGAGGTACCGCATCATCAGTATCTACCGAAATGAATAATATTAATAACGCTACAAAAAGTGGTATGAATGATATGACTAATACTGCTAGGGATTCGTCTAATCAAATTAAGGAAACGTTCGAAGCAGCGTTTAAAAATTTAACTCAATCTGTGGAGAATTCTATGAATAACACCCTTAATAAAATCAGAGATGTTTGTAATAATATAAATCAAGAATTTAACCGTTTATCTTCTGACTTACATAACGCTGGATACAATGCTGGTATCGGATTTTATAATGGTCTATCTAGTACGCAAGGTAGTATCTATTCTTTAGCTAGTTATATAGCCAATAATGTTGCTAATACTATTAGGAGTGCTTTAGATATACATTCGCCATCACGAGTTACAAAGTCTTTAGGTGCTTTTACTGGTGAAGGTTTTGGAGAAGGGCTTTTAGATACATTGGGGTATGTAGAAAATTCAGCTAATAAGTTAGCCCTAGCAGGTATCCCTGATGCAGACTTAACTTCTAAAATAGCTAAATCAGATTTCAGTTACCAAGCGTCATTAAATAACGAATTATATACTTCAAAACAACCAATGCAAATAACCTTCCGATTAGGCAATAAAACTTTAAGAGGTTTTGTTGATGATATTAATGATATTAATAACTCTAATATAAGATTGGAAGAATATAGTCTATAGAAAGGAGTAGTAATGACTTTTTACAATTTTATAGATACAACTCAGAGTGCTATTATCAATAGCTATGCTAATAAGCTACATACTAGTTTTAACGGAAAAGTTTTAGACAGAGAAGTCCCATATTTTAAAACTTTAACTGTTCAAGGGAGAACTCTTATTGGTAGAGAAGTTCAAACTGCTTCTTTACCGGGAAGAGATGGGGCTGTAATTTTAGATAATAAACTTCCACTAAGGAATATCTTATTAAAATATCAAATAGATGCTCCTAATACCGCAGAGTACAGAAGAGCGACTATAATACTTAATAATTTTTTACATTTCAAAGAAGAGTGTAGCTTAATATTCTCAGATGAGCCTAATTATTATTTTAAAGCAATAGTAACTAATGTTTCTGATTTAGAAGAAGTTAGTAATTCTATGGTAGGTACAATAACGTTTACTTGCTATGATCCTTGGAAATATTCAACTAGCGAGAATATAAATAAAACTTCTACTGGAAGCATTAATGTTGATTTTATACCCTTAGAGTTAGTGAATGTTGATTTTGTCCCAGAGCTCATCACTGTAAAAGTGAAAGATAATGTCTCTAAAGTTATTATATACAATAATAGTTTAGGTTTAAAAATAGTAATAAATGGAACTTTTGTAGTAAACGATGTCATACATATAAGATTAAATGAAGAATATCCGGTAACTATAAATGGTAAAGGTAAAACAGAATGGATTGATTTTATAGAGACGGATTTTGATTTTTATATAAAGAATGGTAATACAATTTCTGTTACTCCATATAGTTCTGAATTAACAATATCTATTAAAGGGAAGGCTATATAATGATTTACTTATTTGATAACAAAGAAAATTTAATAAAAGTTGTAAATCCGTTAGAATGTGTGTACGAAGAAGAAATTAATGCCGTACAAGTTCTAAGGGCTAAGATTATGTTTACTGCAGATTTATCTAAAATTTATTACTTAGGTCATAAAGATCCTCAAAATAAATCTACTTTTCATTTATATAGAGTGGAAGAATTAAACAAAAATACGGATAAAACTGTGTATATAACGGCTATTCATACGTTTTTTGATGATATGAATAGTGATGGATATATTAAAGATTACCGCCCAAATAATAGAACTATTACGGAAATTGTCAATAAAATTCTAGATGGAAGTAGCTGGAAATTAGGGGTGCTGAAAACACAAAAACGAATCACTACTAATTTTTACTATGTTAGCAGAAAAGAAGCTTTGTCTAAATTGATAGAAATCTCTCAAGTAGAAGTTAGACCAAGAATTATTTATAAAAAAGGAGCAATCCATGAAAGGTACTTAGATGTTTTTGACCGTATAGGACAAGATAGCGGTCGAGTATTTGTGCATGGAAAAGATTTAATATCAGTCAATGAAAAAGTTTCAAAAGTATTTTATAGTGCAGCAGTAGGCCGCGGTAAAGGAGAAGAAATACAGGATAGTGAAGGTCAAGCTACAGGGGGCTATGGTCGTAAGATAAATTTTAGTGATGTAGTATGGCGTACAGAGTTAGGACATCCTGTAAATAAACCTCTTGGTCAAGAGTGGGTAGAGCTACCTAATATTACCTCAGAATATGGTCTTGATAAAGGAAAAAAAGCAAGATTGAAGATAATTGAATTTGGAGAGGAAGAAGATCCAGAGAACCTGCTTCAATTAACTTATGATTGGTTAGTTAACAATAGTCGCCCTCAAGTAGAATATAGTGCCGATGTCCTAAGTGTTGGGAATCTAAACTTAGGGGATACTGTAGGCGTCGCCAGAAAAGAATTAGGAATAAAATATAAAACTAGAGTTTTTAAAATAGAACGTAATCTTGTTAATAGAAAATTATCCAAGTTTATATTAGGTGATAAGATTACGACTTCTCCTTTTTCAAGACAAAATGAGATTTCAAAAAAAATAGATAATTTAGAGAATAACACTATTTACTGGTTAGACAATTTAAAACAAAGAATCGTAGATAATATAAATAGTGATAATGGCTATAATTATGATTTGAAACCAGGAAATGAGTATAACTTACCAGCTGGACTTTATTCATTTAACAAACCTATTAACGAGAATCCGACTAAAGTTATTTACATAGGTTCTGGGAGAATGGCTATCGCTAATTCTAAAAATGCTCAAGGAGATTGGAACTGGTCAACTTTAGCTGACGGGGACGGGATAACCCTAAATGCTGTGAATAGTGGGATATTAAGAACAGGAAGAATAGAAAGTGCTGACGGTAGAAGTTATTGGGATTTAGATAACGGTGTTTTTAAAATGGATTTAAGGCAAAATAAAGAATTACAAAATATAGTTGAAGAAAAAGTAACGGATAAGGTAAATGAGATAGATCTAAATATTCCTAAAGCTGTTGAGACAGAAATATCAAATCGTAAGCTGGAGTTTATTCCATCTTATGCATGGGCTAATAGTCCGGATGGAGTAAGAGATTTCACATCCGTTGGAACAAGTCCTACTGCTAAAATTGTAGTTAAAAATAGACCAAGAATAAATTTCACAAATGACAATGATATTACGGACGTTTGGCAATCAAATATTCCAATTAAGTTAAAACCTAATACAACTTATACGATGTCTGCTAGATGTAGAGCTGTTACAAAAACAAACGGTTACTTAGCTGATAGTTTGGAGATAAATATAAGAAGTGAGCACTTCCCTGATAACTTCGATTATTCAATTTTTAGCGATATAAAAAGAACATCAGGTCAAGAATATTTAGAGTTTACAAATCCTACTTATGAGATAAAACATACTACTTTTACTACCGGTAATATAGACCCTAGTCAAATATTTAATATACGAGGTATGTTATACCCTGAGGACGGTAGTTGGCTCGGAGCTGGGATTGACTGGTATGTTTTGTGCGAAGGTAATAAGACTTATAACGATTACCCTACTAATGAACCTAGTCAATTCATGAGATACAGATATTTTGGTACAGGTAGGGGTGTAAATAAACCTGATTCTCCTAGAGATTATGAATGGATGGATGTAACTAGAAGAACGCCTGCCCAAAAGAATATTTTTATAAAATATTCTAATAATCCTGATGGAAGCAATTTTTTTAATTCAGCAGAAGGACAACCTACTTATATGGGGACAGCTATAACTACATCTAACACAGCTCCTACTGATAAAGAATCTTATAAATGGGCTAAAATTAAAGGTGATGACGGAGTAATACCCGATAGGAACTTACTTATAGCGACAGAATTTAAAAATTTGAGTGATGTTAATCTTGTTAATACTTTAAATGCTAAATTAAATGTTAATGATTACAATGGTCACAATTCTATTGAATGGCAAGCGTCTAACCTTGCTGCAAATGGTTGGCGAGGGATAACAGTCAATAGTAGTATTAATTCGCTGAAAAGAGGAAATAAAATTGTAATTAGACTGCCTATCTACATATTTAACGATGTCGCTGTTGACGGCGGTATAAAATTAAGATTGAAAAATCATAAAAAAAATACAACTCTAAAAGAATTTAATTTGAGTGAAGGTACTCCAACCAATCAGTGGTTCATCAAAGAATTAAAATTCACTGCCGAAAATAATTTTAATTTTGAAGATTATAATTCTTTCTATATTTCAATTGAAAAAAATGGGCATGTCAAAATAGCTGAGCCGTATATGTCATACGGTTCGGAAGTACCGAAAATGTGGAGTCCAGCTCTTATTGACTTACAAGGTCATTCTTTGACTGGGAATTTAAGACTTGAGGGAAGTTATTTAAATAATAATTTGACTGGATTTAAAGCGTTTGTTGATGTTTATTATGATGGAAGCAAGATAACATCAGGTTTTACAGTAAAAACAAAATATAAAGGTATAGGAATGTCTGCTTGGACAGAATTTAAAAATACAACATACAATTCTGATGGTTATTTGCATAATTTAGCATTTCCTGATGGTGTTAGAGATGGTTCGTCATTTGAAGTTATAGCATTAATATCATACAAGGATTTAAACGTTGTTGCTAATGCTAGACTTGATAACACAGTTGATGTACGTGTTCTTAAAGAAACTGTTGAAAAGATAAGAGATTTTCAAAGTGATATAAATGGACTTAGGTCAAGTGTAGGAGAGGTAACTAATAAAATAGGAACTGTCGAAAATTCGGTACACGAAACTGTTTCTTTGATTGAACAGACTAAGAATAGTATTACCTTATCTGTCGCTGATGCGGAGAAAAGATTATCTATACTTGAACCTAGGCCGAATATAGCACAGTTTCAAGCGGATGTAATAACTGGATCTGACCAGTACCACCCTGTTATTGAAGATTTAGAAGCGTATCAATTATATACATTAGTATTTGATGTTGGTAACTTACAATCTGGGGTAGATTTAAATCCCCGTATATATAATTCAATAGATGCTAAAGGTCAATCTTTAATTGATAAAGATAATGTATTTGTATTTAGTTATAATCCAGAGAAACTCCCAAAAAATAGAAAAATTAACTTATATCCTTTAAATGATAAGGTTAATGTTAAAAATGTAAGAATATATAAAGGAGATTGGGCTTGGTGGTTTAAAAAAGATAAATTAGCCACTAACGATGATGTCAAATCGGCAGTTGAAGTAGGAATAAATAAGGTAGCTATTAAAACCGTAGAAAAAGGAAAAGTTATTGCAGAGATTAATCAATCCAGAGAAGGTACTAAGATTTCAGGAGGGGCAATTGTTGATGATTTATATGGTAAAACAATAACAGGAGCTACTATTCAAGGAAATTCTAAAATAAAATTAGGTACACATGGATTTCTACAACCTGTAGAAAACGGACTACAAATAAATGCTCCAGCTACTAGCAACGCTAATTATGGTGTGGGATTACAAGTATTAGGCCAAGGCTATTCAAAAAATGGTAAGAATTATCCCAAAGGATTATTTATTTATCCAGATGATAATTTTTCAGTAGGAAGTACTACATACAGAACTAATGAAGTACTATTGACTGTAAATGGTATGATTGAATTTTCGAGTTATAGAGACGGTAACGGTAATCAATTCGAAGGTTATGGGATACCTACAAGAAAGTCTGCCGATAAGAATGGGGCGCCTATTATGTATATGTATCACGATTGGCAGGAAGGATACGAGACTTTAAGTTATTTCAGATCTGGAGGATGGGTTACTGTTAGACCTGAGTCTAACTCTGATGTGCGCCTAAAGAAAAATATACAATCCACTAAAGTTAATGCTAGTAGTGTTATTAAAAATATAGATTTTGTAGAGTTTGATTGGAAAGATGCTAAAAAAAGACGAGAAACTTTAGGAGTTATAGCCCAACAACTAGAACAGTTAGACCCTACATTAATTGATAAAATTAAAGATGAAGACAGTAGATACATTTTGAATAGCCCTAAAATTCTTATGTATGCACTAAAAGGTGTTCAGGAATTAATTGAACAAAACCAAAAATTAGAAGATAGGATGTCTATTCTTGAATCTAAATTTAAACTTTTATTAAAGGAGAATGAATAATGAGGTTAATATTAAATAATAGCTATAATGTTTATAAAGATGATACACCAACACATACTGTTGCCAGTGTGTCTTTGGAGAGTGACAAACAAGATAGTGGTAATTTGTTTATACACTTAAATAAAGTTGTCACTGAGAACGATGAAATATTAGAATTAGTTAAGAAAAAACTATATGACGGATTATTCCCGGTTAGAGCGACAAACGAAAGCATTGAAGAAATCAAAGCGGATTTACTTGAATTTAAAGAGAAAACTGTCGCTGAGATTACTAGTAAAATTTCAGAAATGGGAGAAATGCAAAGACTATTAACATTAACAGTAAATGACTTATTAAAAGAGGAGGATGAAGCAGATGATAATGGAGATGAAGATTTTAGCGAAGGAATCGAAGAAGATGGTAAAAAGGACAGTAAAGGGGGTGAAAGCAATGAGAATTAATTATTACGCAATGCAAATTGATAAAGGTTGGATTACAATTGACGATGTGCCTAAGAAATATCGTGAAAAAGTACGACAGTTATTAAATTATGCAGATTCAAAAGAGCAAGAGGATTAATTTCCTCTTGTTTTTTGTGTGATATTAAAAGTATTTCTATTGATTTTTATACTAAAAACATTTATAATATAAAAATAATTTAAAATTATCTTAAGGAGTGATTTTCTATGTTAAAAGGAGTTTTAAAACTTCCTGTTATAGTTAGTGATAAAGAGGCGCTAATAATATTTAAAAAATTATCAGCCATTAATAAAAAAATTGGAAAACTTGATGTTAGCTTAAAAAAATCACTTATTAATAGTTCTCTCTTAAGCTTGTTAATGTATAATGAATCAGTTCAATCTACAAAAATTGAAGGAACGCAAGTGACTTTTCATGAAATTATGGAGAGTCAGAATAGAAAAAATAAATCTTTGGAAGAAATAGAAGTTGAAAATTACAGAAAAGCTATTAAATTTGGGGTTAATGAAATAAAAGAAGGAAGCGTAATAACAAGTAAATTGATAAAGAAATTACATACTATATTGATGGATAATGCAAGGGGTACGACTGCTAATAAAGGAGAATTTAGAAAAATTCAAAATCATATAGGACCAGATGAGAAAATTGAAAATGCTACGTATATACCTATTAATGCAAATGAAATACCTGAATACATGACAAATTTAGAGTATTTCATTAATGGAGAAATGCATAGAGATTTTCAAATTGAAATTCAAGATAATAATACATCACTGGATCATTCTATAGATTCTCTTTTAAGAATATGTATAATGCATGCTCAATTTGAATCTATACATCCATTTTTAGATGGTAACGGTAGGTTAGGAAGAATTTTAATAGCTTTAATGGCTGTACAAGAAGAAATAATGGATTCTCCTTTATTCTTTGTTAGTGAAGAACTAGAAAAAGAGCGCATTAGATATTATAACTCTTTAAATGGAACTAGAGGAGATGATCCAGATTGGATTACTTGGATACATTTCTTCCTAAATGCTAGCGAAAGAATGGCCGATAAAATTCTAAAAAAAATTGATGATTCTGACAACTTAGCGTTATATGGGTTGTCTAAATGTAAGACAGAAATTCAAAAAAATGTATGGTTAGAAACATTTAAACATCCTATTGTTACATCAAATATAATTTCTAAAATTACAGGAAATCATCAAAGTACGGTAAAAAAAGCTTTGGATAATTTAGTAGATTTAGGTTTATTAGATAAAGATAAATCAATGAAAAGAAATGTTAAATATTACAATTATGATTTATTAAGAATTATAAGTCAAAGTTAAAATGAAAATTATTAAGTCAACTAAAATAGTTGGCTTTTTATTATGTCAAAAAAAAGGAGACAACAAATGGCAAAATTATTTAATAGTACAAATATTAAACAAATAGACGGCGGTCAAGTAATTAAGCAAGGCGATTATTCAAGTAATTTTAAATTTAACTTGCTAGATGAAAATAATAATCCTGTATCTGATATTAACGGAGAAAAGGCAGCTGTTGTGTTATGCGATAGTCAAACGTCAGAAGTCTTTTACAACCGACAATCCGTTGTAGAAGACGGAGCAGTTGAGTTTAAAATATTAGAACGACTCCCAGTAGGTAAGTATTATGTAGAAATCCACGCAGGCGGGTACATATTCCCGAGCAACAACAAATTCAGAATCGTTGTTAATCCTAGTTCAAAGTTTGAGAAACTAAAAGAAAACAATTCTTATTTTGATATCGATACTGCTGGCATAGAGGCAGTTATTACTAATTATTCTAAAATTAATTATGATGGGTTGCCGAAAGTTATTGTTCGCAGTTTAAAATCCAAAGGAGATTCAGTGGCTGATTTAAGACTATACTTAATATCAAAAATCAATGATTTGTTGGAAGAAGAAGCTTATGGTTTGGAGCAAAATATCAATATATCTAATTTAGATTTTGCAAATTATGAAAAATTACTCAAGACATTAAATGAGTGTGATGAATCAAAACTAGCCTACGATCATATTACAGATTTTATGAATTTTAAAAATGACGCTATTTTGTGCTATGTACATTCACAACAAGAACTTGATTCGCTTGTTCAGAGAGTCGAATCTGGATTGTCTGAGCTTAAATTTGACGCAAACCGTGAATGTATCTATGAGCATAATATTGAGATTAGGTTTAGTAATGATAACAATTATGTTAATATTGATGTACCTGACTTGTCGAATGTTAGCGAATTATGTGCAACTTTTGATATTGAATATTTAAAAGATAGTACAGTTAAATTATTTGAACAAGGGCAAGTTACTTTTGAAAGCACTGATACATTTGTACCGAATATTGGCGGTACTGCTAGGGGAGTTATAGCATTTAACAAGATTGAAGATTTTAATAATATATACATTGGTTGTTATAACGATGTAATTTTATCAAATTTAAAAATTTGGGGAGTTAGGGGGTAGCACATGACAATTACAGAAGTTGTAGCTTTAGTATCAGTAATTATCGCTTTTATTACGTTGGCGATTAATTTTAAAAATAGAAGTGATGAGCAACTTATTAAAATTGATAAATTAGAGCACATAGCTAAAAATAATGAAAAAATTATAGAAAAGCAAGATATAAGAATACAACGTTTAGAGGATAGAGATGATGTAATAATTAGATTAGACGCTAATTTAGAATCTATAACTAAAAAAGTTGATATTTTAGATAAGAAATTTGATAGAACATTTCTAGGAGGTAATAAAAATGGATAACTTGCAAGCATATATTAATTTTGAAATAGTAGCGTTTTGTCTACTATTTGGGAAAATTATTAAGGACAGTACGCCTATTAAAAATAATTTAATACCTATTATCTTAGGAGTAGTAGGTATTTTATTTTGTATAGGATTAAAACAAGAACTATCGTTCCAGGTAATTATTACTGGGTTAGTAAGTGGTTGGATGTCAACTGGTGTACACTCAGTTGTTAAAGGTGTTAGTGATGTTAGGGAATGATATTAAACATATTTAAAATATGTTATAATTAGTTTGGAAGGTTAACATAAGATTTTAGAAGTAGAAAAGGCACTCTACACACCTATATGGTACCTGAGATGTTGGATACGCCGCCCAACCTAAAATCGAAGTTAACCCACTTAGAGAAGAATTTAATGTTCTTCTCTTTTTTTGTTTGCAAAGTCAACTTAATGATTTTTTGGAATTAAGGATAAAAACATTTTCAGAAACTAAAAAATTGATTTTCACATTTTAATATTATAATATTTAGGTATAAAATTATAATAGGAGGAGTAGTTAAAATGTTTATAAATCAATTAAGAGAATTATCTAATCACAATATAAATGCGTTTGTAGCAGTATGTATATGGTTTTTAACTGTTTATATTTTTTATTCTTTACTAAAACAAACTAGGGAAAATTTTAAGCAACAAATGATATATCATTTGAAAAATTATAGGTTGCAACTTGAAGATAAAAATAAAGATATAAAAGAGAAAAATATTAGAATTCATAAGCTAGAAAATTTGATTATGACTAGTCCAAAAGGAGGAAATAAAAAATGAATATTTTAACTTATTCTACTATTTTTATTATAACTGTAATTCCGTATATATATTTAAAGAAAAGAACTTTACAAACTTTAGAAAGGTGTAATTTTTTAAATGTATTATATACAGCTAGATTTAATAAACTAGATATAGATTACTTAGAAAATGACTATCCTAATGTTCATCGTATAATAAGTAATGTATATAATGTTACTGACAGAGATATGACATTTGAAGAGATAGAACAATCTAGTATAAATTTATCTGATCATATAATAGATGATTTTAATCAGGAATTAAGGAATATTATAAAGTATGGAAGTAGTATGGATAGAAGCATATTAAGGTGGTACTTTAGTTTAATGTGCCACATGTACGTGTTTAGAAATCCTTATAAAATTTTATTTTTAAAATTTGTTTTTAAATTTTTACCAAAGCATAAAGTAGCTGAAGTAAAAAAAGAAAAATGTAGAAAAATAGATAAGATAGACTTTTGTTTAATATAAAATCAAAGCTAACTAGAAAACTAGTTGGCTTTTTATTATGGAGGTAAAAAATATGGTGACACAAACTCAAGCTATTAATTGGACGAAGAGTAAGATAGGAGGTAGAGTTGACTGGGACGGATATTATGGCTCTCAGTGTGTAGATTTAATAATGGCTTATGTTGGTGAACTTTGGAAAGGTAGAGTGAATGGTAATGCTATTCATTATGTTAATAATACCTTACCTAACGGGTTTAAAAGATATAAGAAAGGTCAAGTAACAATTCAACCAGGAGATATAATTGTATGGAATATGACATTACCTTGGGGGCATATAGGAATATGTACTGCAGTTAATGGCAACCTACTTACTTGTGTAGAACAGAACGTAGATGGTAATGCAGACGCATTAACAAGAGGTGGCCCTGCTAGAGTAGTAAATAGATATGATAGTTTAGTAGCTGCAATAATAAGACCACCTTATACTATTGATTCAGCAAACAATAGAAACTGGACAAGAGTACCAGAACAATGGCATTTTACTGTTGAAGTTGATGAGCTTAATGTTAGAGAAGCACCTAGCTTAAATAGCAAAGTCGTAGCGACTTACAAAAAAGGAGATATAATAAACTATGATAGCTATTGTATAGCAAATGGTTTTGTATGGATTAGTTATATAGGATCAAGTGGTCAAAGAAGATATGTAGCTACAGGAATATTTACAAACAATAGAAATCAAATGGATTATGGTCATTTTAGATAGATAAGTTTTAAGGGAGTAACGTTTTGTTACTCCCTTTTTTATTTGCAATATACTAATGTATTGTACACATATGTTCTGACATAGTTTGATTTAGTACCCGTATATCCCTATTTGAGTTTAAGATGTTCTCATTTGTATACAAAAAATGTTGCATTTATACACGTTATATAGTATTATATATTAAAGATATTATTCAGGGAGGGATTATTATGGCGACATCAAGTTTTAAGAAAAACTTCGCTGTAAGTAAAAAAAACATTAACAAGTTCGTTAATAAAATGAGTGAAAATGTTAAACCTACGATTAAAAAAGATTTTAATTCAAAGTATACTACTATTGAAGATTTAAAAAATCAGAAAGGAAGTAGGTAG